CTAAATTTTAAAGTCTTTAAAACGTTCGTTGATTTCGCTCTTATCAAACGTCGGAGTATCATCGGTTAATGTTTGTTCTGATTCATCGACGTCAAACAGTCTCATCTTAGATCTATCTAGGCCTACAACAAAACGTTTCTTAATGCCAATATCGTTGTATCTATTCTTTAATTGCTTAACCATCATTTGACCTGATTGCTCAAGCTCTTCGGTTGATATGAGAGCAAACATCAGATCTGCTGTTGCGGGTAATCCAAAAGACTCGGACGTATCTTCAAGCCCAACATCTGAGTTACCATAACCACTACGAGTCGTCTGCGTTGCAGAGATGATCGGTACGTCGAACTCGACAGCAAGACCACGTAATTCCTCAGCGATTGCTTTAATAAGATTATACGAATTGATAGATCCTCCCATGCCCTTCATACGAGATGATGCACAAATATTAAGATAGTCGATACAGATAATATCAGGGACAAATTGCTTCTTAAGTTTTAACTCACTCAACAAAGCCCTGAAGTGTCCAGCATGGGCCGAACCAGTAGGATATTCTTTCACAATGAGTTTACCACCAGTGCTACGTTTGATCTTAGCCACCTTTTCAGTAAACATATCCTTAGTCATATTATCAAGTTGATCGATCGGAACATTTAACAAGTTAGCGTCAATACGCTCAGCAATACGTTCTTCACTCATCTCCATAGTGAGATATAGTACATTCTTCCCTTGCGACAATGCTGCAGCACTTACGTGGCACATGAACAATGATTTACCAACGCCGGTTCCGGCAAGAGCAATATTCAGTGTCTTATTTGGCAATCCGCCTTTAGTAATTGTGTTGAATGATTCAAGGTCAAATGGCACTCGTTCTTCAGCTAGGTTATAAAAATCAAATCTTTTTGCTGCGTCATCAAGATAATCGTGACCAATGTTAGGATCAAAGGATATAGACAGAGCTTTTGTTAGAACATCAGGAATAGCATTCTTCGTAAGAGTTTCATGTTTACCATCAATAATATGAATGGAGTCCATAATAGCATTATGAATTGCTCTGTCTTGGCACCACTTCTCTGTAGTATCAATAAGCCATTCGTTATCAGTCTGTTCAGCCTTAAAGATCTCCGGCATGATTTCAACCGCATGCCGGTATTGCTCATCAGAAAATGTATCTGATTGATCAATTTCAATCTTAAATGTTTCGGCCGAAGGCAGCCTATTATATTTTGCTACGTATTTGCCAACTTCTTTATAGAGTTGACGATATACACCTTCAAAATATTCAGGCTTAACAAAAGGCAGAACCTTACGCATAAACGGCTCGTTGACAAGCAGATTACGTAGGATAGTTTGTTCAATGTTTATATTCAAAGAAGTCCCTCATCTCTCATTTTAGCACGGATCTTAGTGGCAGAAATATTATGAATATCTTCGCCAAGATCGTGCTCTGTGAATGTATAACCTACACCACGTCCATAACTAATATCTACAATGTTCGGTACTTCCATTATAACATAATCTATATTAACTGTATACCCTTGATTTGCCAAGGCAGTAATTATTTGTTGAGAGACAAAAGTAAAATCAAATGGATTATCAACTTGCTCGTTTGTTCTACCGCCACCAGCATCCAGACCAACAATTCCACCAACGTCACGAATCATGATAGCAACTTGGCCAGTTAGGTTATGAGCCTTACGAAACAATTCTGTATGGCCTTTATGCCAAGGCTGCCAACGTCCTAACATTTGAGTCGTAGGTGCTTTCCAATCGAACATGCTTTATTCTCCTCTGTTTTTTACATCAATATGCCTATGAATAGCATCAACTAATTTTTCATCGGTGTCATCAAACCACTTAGAAACGTGGTAGTTAACATCCTTCTTAGGTGGACTCTGAAACATTTTATTAGTATCATTGAATCGACCTTCTTTGATCGTGTCCATCCATACCATATAGTCGGCTTCAAACACATCACGTGTAATTTCTAGTGGACACACAAAATCGCAAATGACCATACGACCATTTGTTTTCTCATAGTCTGCAATATTCTTCATACGATATGCTTGTCGCATCCGTGCGGCCTCACTGAACTCCCAGTCGTTAGCCATCTCACGAACTTTATCGGCATTGAACCATGCGCAATCTAATCTTTTCTGTAACCTCTCTGCCAACCAAGTTTTACCGGAACCTGGTAATCCCATAATTAAAATTTTCATGTTTTATCCGTTAGTTGAACTTCGCCCTTACTAATACCCATTTCAATAATATCGTGTAGGATCTCACCACACCAGACTTGCAATGCCTGATTGTCAGGCGATAAGTCAGGATCAGGTGATTCAACTACAGTAAAATTAAAATGAATAGCCTCATCTTTACCATCGATGCTCAGATTACCAAAAGACAAAACTGTCTCTGGAAATGGTCCGGTCAGGCATCTAACGTGCCAAGCCTGCTCATTATTATTTTGTGCGGGGATCAACTGATAGTCGACCCCCTCAGAAACCTTATTTACATTAATCATTTAACTAGTTCATCCATATCGATATCCGATTTATATCCGATTGTGTATTGTCTCTTAACAAACTCTTTAAAGTCCGTGCCATCAAAGATAGGATCCCAGAATTCTTTATTAAGGGTTGCAGACTCTCTAACTTTATTTTCGCTAACTTCGCCTGTATTCTGATCGACATGTGCATACCAACCATTTGAAGGTTTTGTAACATATCCACCAACAAGAGCTACTTCAAGCAGGCCGCTATAAGTTTCTACGCCACCTTCCCATGATACTGTAATTGGGATCTTAGATTTTTCTTTAACAAATCGAGATTTTTCGATGTTGATAACAAAATCATAACCTGCAATTTCTGTACCTTTCTTATTTTGGCGGCGGCCAAGAATCCAAATATTATTTGCTGAATAGTAAATACCTGTACCACCAGAAACAATAGCCTTTGGATACAAACCAATCTCTTGATATGTGTGATTGATAGCAAGTAATACAATGTTTTTCATAGCAAGATAAGGCGTTGTCATTCGGAACAAACCTTTTAGCGCTTTAGCACGAGACATATCAGCAACTGATTTCTCGTTAATTGTGTCTTCCATTTCTTTCTTAGAAGCCAAATTACCGATAGAGTCGATAACAACAATGACATTATCTTTAGTATCAAGTGCTTCAAGCTGCGCAATCAAATCGAATTTTAATTCTTCGACATTGGTGATTGGAGTATGAAGGACACGGCTTGTATCAATACCAAATTGCTCAAAGTATGCCTCAGGAGAACCAAACTCTGAATCATAGAATAACATCACAGCATCGCTATGCTTTTTCATATAAGCACCGGCCATAAGCAAAGCAAACGAGGTCTTAAAGTGTTTTGATGGTCCGGCAAGAACTGTCAGACCAGGACTTAATCCACCGTCAATAGAACCTGATAAAGCAACGTTTATCATAGGAACCGACGTTGATGTCATATCTTTATCATTAAAGAACTTACTTTCAGATAATACCTCAGTATGTTTTAGCTTAGAGTTTTTCTTTAGTTTATCCATTACACTCATGTGTGTCTCCTCAATAATATGATTTGTACCAGGATACAAATTCACTTATCCCAGCTTCAACAGTGGTTTTAGGCTTATAGCCTAGGGTTTTTATCTTAGTAATATCAGCTAAAGTATTTTGCACATCAGCCGGATGCATAGGTGCCATAATCTTTTCAGCTTTAATTCCTAAGTTGTCTTCAATAAGTTCAATAAACCGTAAAAGTTGTGTAGACTTGCCGGATCCAATATTGTATATATCGTGAACATTATTAACTATCGTCTCATCTATTAGCAATAATATACCATTTATGATGTCTTGTACATAAGTAAAATCTCGGGTCATGTCTCCATGATTATTAACTGTAATAGGTTTACCATTCATAATATTATCTACAAATGTATATAGTGCCATGTCAGGTCTACCATAAGGTCCGTACACAGTGAAAAATCTAAATCCTGTGGATGAAGTCAATTTGCTATGTTTAAACTGACACTCATTAACATACTTGCTCCAAGCGTATGGATTACTTAAATGTTGGAACGGGGCATCCTCAGTAAAGTTTTGTCCGCCATATACAGAAGAAGACGAAGCATAGACAACTGGCGTATCAGATTCTTCGGCCAGCTTAATCACTTCTGCGGTTGCGATAACATTATTGTCAATGTACAACTGTGGATTGTCCAAAGAATATCTTACTCCGGCATAAGCGGCCAAGTGTACTATAAGATCAGCACTATGAGCATTTTTTATAAGACCAATATACTTTACATCTTGTACATCAACTCTAATCTGATGTTGATTCAAAATATTTGTTCTATCAGCTTTCAGTTCAGGATCGTAGTAATCGTTATAATCATCCATTCCAGATACATCATGGCCTAGAGCCTGTAGATCTCTAGCTAAGTGATATCCGATAAATCCGG